CATTGCTCCAGCGCCAGGCGATACGGCAACCTATTGCACGGTGTTCAACGGCACCAACCAGGCAGTGCAGATGCAAGCCGCCCCGTCGGATAGCGCGTCGCTGTACGCATCTCTCGGATCGTCTATCGCAGCCGGTGCGCTTGCTACGATCTCATGCGCTGTGCCTTGGGTGCGCGGCCTGTTTGCCACGGCTCCCACAACCGGATCGCTTGTCATCTACCACGGATAGGCTATGGACACAGTAGAGCGTGACGAGATATACGAATGGGCGATCAACGCGCTCCGAAGTGGGGCGACGATTGATTCTCTCCGCGAGGAGATTGAGGCCGCGTACCGCCACGTGGAAGGCATGAAGCAACGGCCTATTTTCTCAGGCATCTATCCAGATAAGGAGGTTTAAGGGTATGGGTCTATCAGGCGCAGAGCGGTTTGTAATCGACACACGCAAGATTTACGATCCATACCCTTTCCAGTGCCGCTTCCATGCTTCGGCAGCACCATACGGGTTCATGGGCGGCGCGGCTGGCCCCGGCAAAACGATGGGGATGCTGATGGAGCAGTTCCAAGCGTGCAATGAGTTCAGCACCGAGGACGGTCCCAAGGTCCACACGATTCTGTTCCGGCGTACATTCCCCATGCTTGAAGCCACGGTGATTACCAGGTTCCGCGAGTCGTTTCCCAAGGAGCTTTACCGGCAGTACAATGAGGGCAAGAACCAAGTCACATGGCTGAATGGCGCTACGACCAAGTTCGGCTCGATGCAGTATGAGCATGATGTGTGGGGATGGCAGGGCCAGTGGTTCCACATGGGTTACGATGAGCTTTGCGAGTTCACTTTCAAGCAGTGGGCAAGCGTTGCGGCCTGGAATCGCTGCCCGGTGAGCGATAAGCCCCGCAAGTATGGGGCAGGAAATCCCATCGGTATTGGCGCGATGTGGGTAGAGGATTTGTTCGTTAAGGGCATTCCTTGCATGGGGATGGACGATAGTCAGAAGGCAGCATTTGACCCGGATGACTACGATTACTTTCCGGCGACATACCTCGATAACCCTATCTTTGCCAATGACCCCACGTTCCTCAAGAACCTGGAAGCGTACCCGGCAGATGTGCGCGATGCGCTCAAGTTCGGCCTGTGGGGAGCGGCTGGCGGATACTTCAGAGGCGTGTGGGATGAGAATATCCATGTATTCAAGGATGGCAGCGTTCGGTTCCCAGACTGGTATCGCCGGTGGATTTCAGGCAACTGGGGCTATGAAGACCCGGCAAGCTACTACAAACACTGCATGGGTCCAGATGGTGAGGTCTATACCTACGATGAGTTCTATACGCAACACCTTGACCCTGAGAACCTGGCGGAGGCGCTGGCAGAATGGGCGATGGAAGAGGATGAACACGGAAAGTTGGTAATGCCCAACTTTGTGAACTTCACTCAGTCATTCGATGCAAACTACGCCAAAACAACAGCGACGATGGGCGCGGATATGCGGTCTGTGAATCAGCGCATGACTCCTGTATTGCGTCGTGAGGGCATCCCAATACCGCTGCCAAGCACAAGGGACAAGCTGGGGCGCGATACGCTGATGAGGGAACTTCTGGCCAAGCGAATCAGAGTGGGCGAGGATGCTGGTGGGCACCCGATAGAGATTCCAGGCTGGCAGGTAAGCGACAAGTGTCGCCAGTTACGCCGGATAATCCCAATTGTGAAGTCTGACCCGATTCGTGTTGAGCAGATTGAGGCAGGGATTGGCGGATCTGATTCTCCGCTGCAAGGTTCCGGGTACGGGCTGTATGCAATCTTTGGCCGTCCGGCCTCAAAACCGTTGCAAGTGAGGCAGCAGGAGTATTATGAAGGGTTAAGTCCCAAGGCGGACATGACGGCAAAGAGTGTGCTTATGGCAAAATGGAAGCAGGACAACAATCCGAGGAAGGGGTCAGCATGGGCAGCGCGGCAGTGATATTCGTTCTTTTGGTGGTGGTTGCGATTCAGGCAATCGGGTGGTCAGCTACGGCGAAGAAGAATGTTCAGCTTGAAAAACTCATGCTCGACTGTATTGGAGGCCGAGACGTAACCATTTCTGCCGCGAATGACCGCAATGCCCAGCTTGAGGCCGAAATTCAGCGTCTCCGCAAGATTCCTTTGACACAACCCCCAGAAAAGGTAGACAATTCAACCATCAAGGCCAAGTCTTCGGCGGATGTGCGCCGGTTGACCGAGGCGGCGTTTGGGTTGCAACCTGAGATTGGAGCACAGAATGACATCGAATGAATTCGCACAACTCTTGCAGAATGAGTTGATTCTGCCCCGTGACCCGCACTTGGTGGCCCGGTTTATCGCGCTACTCGATGAGTATTTCGCGGAGGCTGCTCCGCTTGAGCCTACCGCCCAGGATGGCGTCAGCGTCGATCTGGTTCAGAACACGGTTGGACCGATCCCGATCACAGATATTCCGCCTTCCACGTATTCCGCTCCGGCTGTGGTTCGAGAGCCTACTCCGGCGGACGGCGTGAATGTCGTTCACCAGGAGCCGCTTTACTTCAATCCCAACGCTTCAGAACTAGGAGTGAAGTCCTTCACAAGGGACGGCGTTGAGCAGATTCCCCAGGAGCCGAGTGTCGCGGACCCTACGTTGGTTACGGAACCTATCCCGGTTACGGACCCCGCTCCGGTGGAATCATTACCGGAATCGACCGAAAGTGAGGCAAAATAATGGCGCGAGATGGCTTTGACGGACTTGGCAAGATGCGCGGCGGGGAGCGGAATAGCTCTTACATCCCCAAGCCGCATGGCGAAACCAAACCGCACGAATCGACTGAAGAGCAAGAGAAGAGCGACGGCGGAAGCGATCAGATTCACAACGTCCACGATCACGGCGATGGGACTTTCCACACAGAGCATCCCGACGGAACCCGCGAAGAGCATCCAGACCATCTGCATATGCTTGCGCACCTTGGCCACAAGGTAACGGACGGCGACAAGCACCACATCGTACATCACGACGGCATCGCAGCCCACTCCCACTCGATTGATGAGCAGGGACAGCATACGGACCATGGTGAGCACAACACCGCAAACGAGGCTCGTGAGGCGATGGACAAGTTTCTCGGCGAAGAGTCCGAAGAACCGCAGCACCAGCATGGCGAATCAGAGAACGAGGAAGGCCCAGCACTGGGCGGAATGTAACCGGGCAGAACGCCCAAGGAGAATGACGTGAAAAAGACACTCTTGATTATCGGCGCGTTGCTTCTGGCTTCACTGCCCGTTTCAGCGCAGTATTATGGCCAATACGCCAGCGACATCAATGTCAGCAGCTTTGCCTATGGAGTCACACCCAATGGCGGACCGGCGCTTATTGTTGGTGCTGGCGGCGGAACTTCGGGAAGCTACTCAATCACGCTGGATTACGGAAAAACCTCTACCGGCGTGGGCGCGTATCCTCTTTACCCATTTTCAGGCACCACCTATCCTCCGTTCGCAATCGGCTCCGGCGCGACCTATGAGGTTGTCACTCCGAGTTCGGCATCCTGCACAACTGGGCAGGCGAACAGTTACCAGCAATGCGTATTGACGGCGACTTTCACTTACGCGCATGGTGCTGGAGATGTGGTGAGGGCATCGGATGGTGGAGTATTTGAGGCGACTCAATACTTTACAAGCATGGGTGTCCAGCGGCAGGTCGTGACTCTGACCAATGCCCAGATTCTCGCTCTGTATGCAACTCCGGTTCAATTGCTTCCCGCTCCCGGCGCCGGCCTATTTTATCACGTGCTGAAGGCTACTCTCGTTGACGAGAATACCGGCACAGCCTATGCGAGTGGAGGCGTTCTGACTGTCGGATATGGTACAACGGCAGCCACAAATGCTCTTGCATCGACAGTTGCTGCGGCTTTCCTTACGTCGGGAACCACTATGCAGGAGATCAATGAAAGCGGCGTATTGAATGCGGTCCTTACTGCGGCCAACGTGCTCAATCAGCCCATCTACATCACCAATGCAACCGGAGCCTTCACTACAGGAACAGGAACCTTGAAGGTGATTCTGGAGTATTCTGTTTCGGTGCAATAATGCCATCAGTATCGAAGGCGCAACAAACCGCCATGCAAATCGCGGAGCACGCCCCTGGCAAACTCTATTCGAGAAACCGGGGGCTGCTCAAGATGTCCCATTCGCAATTACACGATTTTAGCGTTGGCTCCGAGAAGGGCAAGCCTGATCGGAAGGGGAAACTATATGGCGCGAGATAAAGACGACAAAATGGTTTTGATTGGAGGCGCTTGGGTATGGCTTTCCGATGTAGCATCTGTTGTACCTCTTAACCACCCAATTGTGAAAGATTTAACATTTCGTCCAAGAACCAAGTCTGCAATCTGTGTGGAATCATCTTCTTTGTTGCTTGAGGATGAACGAGAACCGCAAGAGCTTGTTGCAGACATCATGCGAGATGAGCGATGAGCAAACTCTATGCAGCAGACCGCAAGAAGATGCCGAAGAGTTCCTTTGCCGGACCTGGGCGCAGCTTCCCAGTCAATGATGCCACACACGCTCGACTGGCGATCAGCGGCGCAACCCGCAGCGAACACGCTGGCAACATCAGCGAATCGGAAGCCGAGCGCATCAAGTCCAAGGCGCGGGGAAAGTTGTATCAGCGATGAACCACAACGGCGCATACTGTGTACGCCACGCATGGAACGCCCTCACGCAAGGGCCGTGCTGCCAGTGCATGACCGGACAGCAAAAGCTCGATTACGTGTGGAAGCAGATGCGGGAAGCGCGGTTGTCGCCCAAGGACTGCCTGATTCAATGCCCGTACTGCCTGAGTATGATTACCGACGGAAAGCCGTGCTGTGACGTGATTGCAAGGGCAATGGCGGCGATTCTAGCGCGTGAGGATGTGGTGAACTTGGGAATCGAGGCCGCAAATCGCAACTAACGCCCTACTCCCGGATGGACTTGAAGCGGACGAAACCGGCCTGGACTCGGTTCCACAGCCCGATGATCCGCCAACCTACGGCGAGAATAACCGGGATATGCCTCAAGACTTGACTGACAAGCTAGAAGGCATCGTAAAGAAACTCCAAGACCAGGAAATGTACGACCGGCGCATCGAAGTGCTGCTCGACCGCATCATGCGCTTCTATTACGATGGAATCCAGCACGTTTACCCCAACTGGTCAACAGGTGTTTACCAGGTTGGTACGGCTGGCGGATATGTTGATATCGGTAATGGCCAGAATGTTCAATGCCCAATGTTTATGGGCGCTTACAACATTTTCAGAGCGCGTTGGCGTTCGCTCGATGCGGTGCTAACACAGAATCCTCCCGGCATTGGGTTCTCGGCGGATAAGCAGGATTCTGAGTCCATCGAGGCATCTGAGACGGCTGAAGGGTTCTGGGAGATATTCGACCGGTCGGAAAAAGGCGGCGCGGTAAAGAGGATTCAAAAGCGCGTCTCTTACATGATGGGAATGTCGGGCCGGACAATCGCATGGACGCACACGCTGAAATCCAAGGCGCGTTTTGGCTTGAATGATGAGGATGAGCCGCGCTCAATGGAGA